TCCCAAGTAAAAGGTATTAACCTTAGATCTATTCAAGAAAAGTTTCCTAATTTTGATGCTGATTATAATAGGTCTTGGAGAGCAATTATAAAAAAAAGACTTGCTACCCTTTCTGCAGCAAAATCTACAAGCAGTAGATTGACTGGCATTAAACGAGAATGTGAACAATCTTTTCCATATCTTAATGATGCAGAACATGCAGTAATTCAAGATAGAATCTCAGCAGCTTTTCGTAGTTCTATGGGTCATCCTGATTGGGATCCTTGGAGACCACAATTACCCCAAATTTTCCAAGGCACTGAATTGGATCACAATACAATGCTCACTATTTTTGAGACTTCTGGTGAAGATGATAGTCCAATTTTAATTTCAAAAGTTCCCAAAACACAAACATTTACAATCATGGTTTCTTCAGATACTGGTGATCAGATCTTTAAATGGTCTGGAGTTCCTAAAGATATTGCCATGACTTCTATTTCTGAAATTACAAAAGCACTTGCCTAAATAATTTTGTGTCTTTCGTGCGGCACACTCTACAATCGGAACACCCTATAAAGAGGTTGGGTTTTTACCCTACCTCTTTTTTGTTGATCTGTTATAATTAGTATTGGATGCCTTATGGGTCCACAAAACACAAACTCGCTTTTAAAGGAGCTACCATAATGACTAATCTGATGAGATATACTACGTCTGATCTTCCTGCCTTAATGGAGAGGATCAATAAGAACAGTATTGGTATGGACGAATACTTTGATCGTCTATTCAATCTTCATGAAACTACAACAAATTACCCACCATACAATCTTGTCCAAGTAAATAATGTAGAGTCTCTTCTTGAGATTGCCCTTGCTGGTTTTAAGAAGGAAGAAGTAAATGTTTTCACAGAATATGGAAAGCTTTTTGTCGAAGGACAAAAATCAGATTCAGAGACGGAAAGGACGTTTGTCCACAAGGGAGTGGCTAGCAGAAGTTTCAAAAGAGCATGGACACTCTCAGACGACACAGAAGTCAGAGAAGTCACCTTTGAAGATGGATTACTTGTCATTCGATTAGGAAAGGTAGTTCCTGAGCATCATGCTAGGAAGGATTATCTCTAAATAATACTGAATATCGTCGGCGCAGAGGGAGGATGACTAAGACCATCCATCCCTCTCTTTTTATAAATATCTATAAAAAGGGTTGATGAAAAGTTATAAGAATTTCCTTGAAGAATCTGTATCATTCAGAGTCCATGATAAATTAAATCCTACCTTCTGGAATGGGGAAAGGTTAAAACCAGAGGTAAGAACACACCTTTTAAAAGTTGCTAATGCCTGGGCAGGATATGTTGAAGTAAAGAAGTCTGATATCATTGACATTCTTATCCTTGGTGGTAATGTTGGATACAACTATACAAAGTATTCAGATCTTGATTTGCATTTAGTTGTTGACACAAAAGTGTGTCCAGATGTAATGTCTGATTACTATCAAACTAAGAAACAACTTTGGACAACAACTCATGATGTAAAGGTTTATGGTCATGATATTGAACCTTATGTAGAGGAACCTGGAAAGACTAGGAGAAAGAGTCAGGGAGTCTTCTCTGTAAAGTCAAATAAGTGGTTAATCAAACCAGAAAAACTTTCCACTGAAGTGGATACTGACTTGCTAAGCTCCAAGGTTCGTGATATGATTGTCAAGATAGAGAGGACTATCAAACATGCTGACAATGCTCAGACATTGGAAAGTCTGCTAAAAAAACTTAGGGACATGAGAAATTCTGCCCTAGATAGAGGTGGTGAGTTTGCCTTTGAGAATCTTGTTTTTAAAGAACTTAGGAACAAAGGTTACATTGACAAACTTGCAGATCACATTTTAAAACTACAAGATAAATCGCTAACATTGGAAAATTATGTCTGTTAAACTTTTGGTACTGAAATCCTATGAGGATGTCATTGCTGATGTAAAAGAAATTATGTCTGGAGAAAAGGTAATTGGTTACCTTCTCAAGAATCCATACGTTACTCGTCTAAATGAAGAGGATAGAGGTGGTGCATCTAGTGTAACTTATTATCCTTACGTTCCTCTGTCTAAACAAAAAGAAATTCCTATTCCTTGTGATTGGGTTGTTACTATTGTTGAACCACATGATGAGGTGGTAAATTCATACATGGAGAATGTAAATGGTCAAACTACTAGCACTGACGAACAATCTGATACTGATCAGCAAGATTGAAGAAGTCACTTCTGAGTTAGGTGAACCTGACTGTAGAATCACTAAACCATTTGTGGTTAAAAGTGATGAAACACTAGAACCATTCCTGACTGGTTATACTAGTCAGGATGTCTTCATGATTAGTTCTGATAAGATCTTAACTCTTGCAGAACCAAGACCAACCTTACTTGAGAAATACCAAGACCTTATTAAATGAAATTCTACACTAATGTTGTCCTGGTTGGGAATGAAATTCTCACCAGGGGGTTTGATAATGGCGAGCATTTTAAGAACAGGGAAACTTTTTATCCCACTCTTTATGCAAGCACAAATAAAAAGACTAAGTTCAAAACTCTTGATGGGAAGTATGCTGAAGAAGTAAAACCAGGAACCATTCGTGAAACTAGAGAATTCATTGATAAGTATCAGAATGTAGAAAACTTTACCTTGTATGGAAACACAAGGTATATCAATCAATACATCTCAGATAACTATCCTGAAGAATCAATTAAGTTTGACATCAGCAAGATTCAACTAGTCACTATTGACATTGAGGTTGCTTCTGAAAATGGTTTCCCAGATGTCAAGAGTTGTCAGGAAGAACTCTTGACTATCTCCATACAGGATTACAACACCAAGAATATTGTTACTTGGGGTGTAAAACCTTTTGATAACAAGCAAGATAATGTTCAGTACATTCTGTGTAAAGATGAATATGATTTGATTGATAGATTCTTGTTCTATTGGGATTCAAATCATCCAGATGTTATCACTGGTTGGAACTGTGATCTTTATGATATTCCATATATTTGTGGAAGGATTGAAAAGATCTTTGGAACCAAAGCAGTAAAGAAACTATCTCCCTGGGGTATTGTCACAGAGAACCAAGCAACTATTGCTGGTAGAGAATATACCAGGATGGATATTGCTGGCATTACAATTCTGGACTACATGGAATTGTATAAGAAGTTTACTTATACAAACCAGGAATCATACAGACTGGATCACATTGCTAATGTTGAACTTGGTCAGCAGAAGTTGGATCACTCTGAGTATGAAACCTTTAAAGAGTTCTACACTAAAGATTGGCAAAAGTTTGTTGAATACAACATTGTTGACGTAGAACTGGTAGACAGACTTGAGGATAAAATGCGCCTCATTGAACTTGCAATTACCATGGCATATGATGGTAAAGGTAACTACAATGATGTGTTCTTTCAGGTTAGGATGTGGGATTCTATCATCTATAATTACCTAAGATCTAAGAACATTGTCATCCCATTTAAGAGGGAGACAAGGAAAGACCAAAGGTATGAAGGTGCCTATGTTAAGGATCCTATTACTGGAAAGCATGATTGGGTTGTGAGTTTTGACTTGAACTCTCTATATCCCCACTTGATTATGCAGTACAACATTTCTCCAGAAACTCTTGTTGAGGATAGATTCCCCAACATCACAGTAGATAAACTTCTGAAGGGAAATGTAGAAATTCCAGATAACTATCCATACACTGTCTGTGCTAATGGTGCACAATACAGAAAGGATATTAGAGGATTCCTTCCTGAACTAATGGAAAAGATGTACACAGATCGTGTCATCTATAAAAAGAAGATGCTTGAGGCAAAGAAGCAGTATGAGAAAACTCCTACTGTTGAACTGACAAAGGAGATTGCAAGGTGTAACAACATCCAGATGGCAAAGAAGATTTCTTTGAACTCTGCTTATGGTGCTGTTGGCAATGAATACTTTAGATACTTCCTTATTGAAAATGCTGAGGCAGTAACACTGTCTGGTCAACTTTCAATCAGATGGATTGAAAATAAGATGAATCAGTATCTAAATAATTTGCTAAAAACTCAAGGGGTTGATTATGTTATTGCCTCTGATACTGACTCTATCTACCTACGTCTTGGTTCTCTGGTTGACCACATCTTTCCTGACGGAGTATCTGATAAAGGGAAAATCGTTGACTTTCTCGATAAAGCTTGCAAGAGCCAGATTGAACCATTCATTGATAAGAGTTACCAGGAACTGGCGACGTATGTACATGCGTATGATCAGAAGATGCAGATGAAGAGGGAGAACATTGCAGAGAGGGGTATCTGGACTGCAAAGAAAAGATATATCCTTAATGTATGGGACTCTGAGGGTGTTAGGTATTCTGAACCTAAACTTAAAATCATGGGCATGGAAGCAGTCAAGTCTTCAACACCTGCACCTTGCAGGTCTATGATTAAAGAAGCATTCAAAATCATCATGACAAAAACTGAAGATGATATGATTGACTTCATTGCTAGCAGTAAGAAGAAGTTCTATAACTTACCTCCAGAGGAAATTTCATTCCCAAGGACTGCTAATAATATCAGCAAATATAAATCAGTAAACTCAATCTATGAGAAGGGAACTCCCATTCACATTAGAGGTGTTCTACTGTATAATTACCATACTAAGAAAAATAGACTGGACAATAAATATCCAGTTATTAACAATGGAGAAAAGATTAAGTTCTGCTATTTGAAGAAACCTAATCCACTGCATGAAAATGTAATCTCCTTCATTCAACAGTTCCCAAAAGAATTGAATATTGGTAAGTATGTTGATTATGAACTTCAGTTTGATAAAAGTTTCCTTGAGCCATTGAAGTCTATTCTGCAATGTATCAATTGGAGAACTGAAAAAACAAACACTCTACAGTCCTTCTTTGTATAACTATGGATTTTCTTAAAGATATTGTAAAAGAAATTGGTGGTGAGTATACACAACTTGCTGCTGAGATTGATGAAACTGAAACTTATGTTGACACAGGTTCGTACATTTTTAATGCACTGGTCTCAGGTAGTGTATTTGGTGGTGTATCTGGGAATAAGATTACTGCTATTGCTGGAGAGTCTTCTACTGGAAAGACTTTCTTCTCTCTCGCTGTGGTTAAGAATTTTCTTGATACCAACCCTGATGGTTACTGCCTCTATTTTGACACTGAGGCTGCTATTACCAAATCTCTACTAGAGTCAAGGGGAATTGATACAACTAGATTGGTTGTTGTCAATGTTGTAACCATTGAAGATTTTCGTGGCAAGGCACTCAAGGCAGTTGACCTATACTTAAAAAAACCTTTAGATGAGCGCAAACCATGCATGTTTGTCCTAGACTCCTTAGGAATGCTTTCCACTGAGAAAGAAATCACTGATGCTCTGAACGACAAACAAGTTCGTGACATGACCAAATCTCAATTGGTCAAAGGTGCATTTCGTATGATTACTCTTAAGTTGGGACAAGCAAACATTCCTATGATTGTTACTAACCACACTTATGATGTCATTGGTGCTTACGTTCCTACTAAAGAGATGGGTGGTGGCAGTGGTCTTAAGTACGCTGCTAGCACCATCATTTACCTATCTAAGAAGAAAGAGAAAGATGGAACAGAAATTGTTGGAAACATTATCAAGGCAAAGACTGCTAAGTCGCGTTTGAGCAAGGAGAACAAAGATGTGGAAGTTCGTCTGTATTATGATGAGCGTGGTCTTGATAGATATTATGGTCTTCTTGAACTCGGTGAACTGGGCGGTCTCTGGAAAAATGTCGCAGGCAGATATGAGATCCAAGGCAAAAAACTCTATGCCAAACAAATACTTGCAGAACCAGAAAAGTATTTCACTCCTGAAGTAATGCAGGCACTTGATGAGACTGCACAGAAAGAATTCTCATATGGATAATATTAGGATTATCAAGACAGGAATTGATGTATCTAAAGTTTTACAGCAGATTGAAGACAATCCAGATGATTGGGGTTCTCAAAAGTCTGCTGGTAAAACTGAACAGGTAGATCCATCAAAGTACAAGACTACTGTTGATGTTCTCCAATTGATTATGGGTGGTGTTAAGAACCCTGGAGAAATGGCATTCAACACTGAGATCTGTATTGAAGCACCAGCATACAAAAGACATACAGAAGTTTTTAAGATCTTAAACAAGCATTTTAAAAAGTATCGTAGATGTGCTTTCCTTAAACTTCCTGTTGG